TTATTTTATATTTTTATCTTTCTCTATTTTAAATCGTATTTTTGCTGTAGCTTCGCATTTTTCTTGGCAAATTTTTTCACGTTTTATGGCAAAAAATAAGCAAGATTTCATGTTTTTATCATGATTAATCTTGCTTATTTTATACACCATTAATATTATTTTGTATAGATCTTTTTTTATTATATAAAGTGAACATCTATCTTACTTAGATGTTCATCACATTTTCATATTCATTTAATTTTTTTATTCTTATTCGGTATGTACTCAAGTATATCTTCCACTTTACAATCTAATGTCTCACATATCAAATCAAGATAATCTAAATTAATTCTTTCAACAAGCTCATTATACATCTCACTAATAGTATTAGGTCTAATTCCTGTCTTTCGTGAGAGGTCTGCTTGCGTCAATCTCTTTTCACCAAGGATTCTTGATAAATGTATTTTTATCATCGTTACAATCACCCCTATAACCAATTTAGGCACATTGTAACGCCTATAAATATTTTCGTGTTTGAATCGTTATTTAATATCGTTTTGGGTTATCATAAGTTTAAAAAAAATTATTATTTTTGTTTTTTTATTTTAATTTTAGTAATTTGTTATTATTAACTCTCTATAGTCACCTTTTTTATCATTATATCTACCAACTAGGTTATTATTTCTGCTAATCTCTTCAATCTTAAATTCCTTGTATAGATTCTTTATAAAATCACAATTATTGTATGATAAAATAAATTTTCCTTTTACACCTACTAAGGTATCATAAAGTCTTTCATGGTCTTCTTTGCTAAATTGAGCACTATAATACTTTTCAGTTCCAAAGTAAGGTGGATCAAGATAAATCAATGCATCAGACTTATCATAAACCTTAATTAAATCCTCAAAGTCTTTATTTTCAATAACCACTTTAGATAATCTTTTTTGTATGTCTGTTAAATAATCAATCATAACATTTATGTCTTTTTTCACACATCCATAAGACCTGCAATCACTTCCGTAACTTGTTTTTATAATCATAAAAAATCTAGCTGCCCTTTGTATATCTGTCATTCCAGATACATTATATTGACTAGCAAAATCATAAAATAACTCTCTGGAATTTAACATAAACATTAACTCTTTTTGTAATTCAGTACAATGGTATTTTATACATCTATAGAGGTTAACTAAATCTCCATTAGCATCATTATATACTTCCATATTTGCGTGCTTATCTTTAGCAAATAGAACCCATCCTGCTCCGCCAAAAACCTCAATATACCTTCCTATATTTTCTGGAAACCTATTAATTATCTCCTTTCTCAGCAACTTTTTCCCACCAATCCATCCTATAAAACTATTCATAATAAATCCTCCTCATTAAAAAATATATTTAAAGGGTGGTACTAAACCACCCAAGTTTATTGAATACTATTATTAAGTTTGCCATCATCAATGTAGTCTTTAGCAAGTCTATACAACTTTCGCACTACCGGTCTTAAAGCGTCTTTAGTAACAAATGGTATTTTTAGTCTATTTAAAATTATATATAATTGGTCTACTGTCCAATCTTCTTGCTCTTGACCTGAAGCTAAAACCCCGTCTTTAGCTTTACTCTTTGCCAATAACATAAGTGAATATGCTTTTGCATTAAACCATTGTTTACCTTGTGACACAATAAATAATATAAAGGAGATTATATAAATAATCACATATCTCCACTCCCAAATAAAGTTTATTACTGCTTGCATTCATAATCCCTTCTTTCTAAGAATGATTAATCTAAAAGGTGCCTTTTCAGACACCTTAATTTTTTATAGTCCCAAGAGCTTTTTCCATGTGTTCTGTCCAATAATTCCGTCAACATCTAACCCATATTTACACTGAAATGCTTTAATTGCAGCCAATGTCTTAGAGCCAAAATCTCCATCCACAATTCCACAGTTAAATCCTAAGTAGTTTAATCTATTCTGTATCCATTTAATGATATTGCCTTTAGCTCCTATTTTAGTTAGAGGGCAGTTACTTAAAGTTATTGGCCCTGGTATATTATCTTCTGTAACTCCTATTTCATGCTGCAAAGATTTAAAATCATAAGTATTGCAATCATCAGAATTACTCTGTTTTGGTGGTTCTGCCTTCTTGACATCTATAGGTGAACCGTTAATAGCCTCTGCTATAGCCTTTGCCAATCTATCAATGCCTACCTGATTATATAGATCAACATCGCTTTGAGTATCAACAAATAGTGGCTCTATAATTATAGCAGGCATATGAGTTGCCTTTAATTCATAAAGCCCTCTAATATCTGCCTTGGCTCCTCTGTTGACAAATCCAAGCGTTGCTATCCCATTTGTAACCTTTGTAGCATACTCTTTTCCTTTCTGACTACCATTAAAGTAAAGTACTTCACAGCCTTGACCACCACCAGCATTCAAGTGACAGCTCACAAACAGATCTGCTCCCCAAGCATTTGCCTTTGATGCACCATAAGTTAAATCCTGTGCACTTGTATCTGTTCTATCTGGTGTTACATCTAATACTTGATGGCCTGCATGCTCTAGACAATTCATAAGTGCTTTATAGTATTTTCTATCCTCTGTTACCTCATCTAGTATTGCATGTGCTCCTGGTACTCCAAAGTTGTGTCCTCCTCTTATTGCTATTTTCATAATACATTCCTCCCTTATTTTTTTGTAATAAAATAAGACCTGCACTATGGCAAGTCTTGATTTGCTAAATTGTTATTAGATTCTTTTTTCAATGTAACTTCCTGAAATATTTTATTTTGCAGATTATAACTATTACAATGCTTCAAAATACCCATGTAGGATTGAACAGTAGCATTTACCTTTTCAAAAGGAAGCTGATTTTTATTAAATTGCTTTACTACATATTTAATCCTTCTCTTCATTCTTAAAGATGTTGATTTTCTGACCTTTATATGAGTAGGCCACAATCTATAACCTATGAATTCTATTCCTAGAGCTATTGGTCTTATCGTTGTCTTATTATTTAAGTGTAAATTAAGCTTGCTTTCTATGAATGTTTGAATTAAGTCTTTATATTCATGAAGCTTCGCTTTATCATCAGAAAGAATAATTATATCATCCATATATCTTACATAGTATTTAATTCCTAGCTGCCTTTTACAGTATTGGTCTAGCTCATTAAGATAAAGATTCGCAAACATCTGGCTGGTTAAATTGCCTATCGGCATTCCTTTGCTTGGTATTCTATCCTCCGGATTGTCTACTTTACCATCAAGTTTTAATCCAAATATGCTACCATCATATGTAATAATAACCTTCAGCAGATCTAGAAGCTCTTTGTCTTTTATCTTTTTCTCAAAAATACTTATTAATATCTCATGGTCTATTCTGTAATAATATTTAGTTATATCAAGCTTGAGATAGTAATATTTATTAGGTTTTTTATTAACTTGTTTTAGCCAATAATGTAATCTCTGAACTCCCTTATGAGTTCCTTTACCAACTCTACAGCCATAGCTATCATCAATATATGAATTATCAAGATGAGGATTTACTAATTGATATATAGCCCACTGGACAACTCTATCCTTAAAAGGTAGGGCCATAATTAATCTCTTTTTAGGTATGTATACAAAGAATTCTCTGTAACCACCTATTTTATAAGTATGCGTTTTTAACTCATAACTTATTTCCATTAGTTTTTCCTCTAAGTTAAATGAAAAATCTAATACCTCATCTCTGTATCGCTTATTCTTTCTAGCATTTAAATATGCCTGATATAAATTCTCATAGGTACACAAAGTTTCATATACATTCTTAATCTGTTTACTCATTTGATTTCCTCATAAAAGTTTTATGTTTTGCGAACCTCATCCAAAGGATTACTGTTGGCATCCATAATTATTTATATTTTCTGCCTTGTCGGCATGGAAATAGACCCCTTTACGTCTCTCTGCACTGGAAGCAAGCCCATGAGCTTGCAGCTTCTGGCCATGAGAGTGAAGCCGCCCGGAACCCGTTATTGTTGTTACTATTTGTACGATTGTTATTCAAATTGAGGGCAAACGCGCCGGCAGCCCCACTATTATTGAAGGAACCGGGATTTATGGCCTATTCCCAAAATATTATTTTATTGCTTTGCGGATTTAATCCATCCACCTACCATTTTACCTATTTCAACATTATATCCTGACCAAACTTCATATTTTTTCATTGGCAAAAATCCTAAGTCTTTTGCCAATCTTGTATAAGCTTTAAGCTTTGTAACTTCTACATCCAACTCCTGAAGAGTTGTCTTTTTGTAATATTTTTTATGACATGTTATCACATATTCTAAAATCTGATGCATACATCTTTTCATATCTGTTCCCAATGCATACTTTTCTGATTTCGGAAATTGAGCTATTGCTTGATATCCATACTGGATCATGTCATAAGTTTTTTGAAGCACTTTCAATTCTTCCATTTTTGTATCACCATTTAAAAATTTTATCATTTTTTGATTTTATATATTGACATTTGTTATAAAATATCCTTTTACGTTACGCAATAAACTTTTTTGAGGGGCGATTATCATCGCCCTTTTCAGAACACAGCGACCGAATTATAAGACGTACGCCGCCCGGAACCCGTTAAAGAAGTTACTATGTGAACGAGTGAAAGACAAATTGAGGGCAAACGCGCCGGCAGCCCCACTATTATTGAAGGAACCGCCTCTAAATGGTAATCTTTCACCATTATTTCTCATCCAAAGTCCATCTCCTCCACATGATGCATCAAGAGGATATAAAGCTAATGATTTCATAATCATAGGTATTGTAAGACCAGATTTAGCTGCAAGTGTTTCAAAGGTTTTATATCCGTAAGCAGTATCATCTGGCTGTGCATTCGTAATGGTATCACTAATCTGGAAATTACCTGTCCCAGCAGTTGGAGAAGATGTATAGTCAAATTTCAAAGTTCCAGCTGTACCAGGAGCAACTAGCGAACCATCAGCTGCCAATATAGCTTTCCAAAGTGTTGACGCATCTGAGTGATCAGAATTTAGTATAGCAGCATTGTTATCAGGAATAATTTGAATTTCTCCATTTTTTAATCTCATTCCTGAATTCCATTCCCACACATTACCGTTCAAGTCATAAATTCCGTCTGACGTTCCATCATGAGACCATGATGCTGGCCCACTACCTGTTGCAACTCTACCAGTGTGGTGATATCCTGCTGCATCTTGTTTTGTAGACTTTCCATTCCAGTTATATGTTAAAATCCAATCATACTTTTCAACACCTTTTTCATATTGTGCATCTACATCACAGCCTGCATAGTTATTACCTCTTGGCATTTTGTTGTTCTTCTTACACCACAACGCAATTGCTGCCCACTCAGCATTACTCATTAAGTGCCAACCTTGTCCTTTTGCATAACAATAGCTTAATGCTTGATCAAAATTAACATAAGCTGCGGGATCTTGTCCTGGAAGTGAGTAAGCTCTTCCATCAGTTACACAAGCTTGATATTTACCTATATAAATGGCACTTTTTTCAACACCATTAACAATAAATGCTGGATGAACTGTGTGAGGAGCTCCTGTTATTACTTCATCTAAATAGAACTTAGGAATTACCACCATTATTGATGGATTACCTTTATCATCATAAATTACTGTGTTTTTTCCTCCTGTAGCAGCTTCTACTGCTGCTCTATAAGTATCTTTTATTGAATATATAAATGCCATTAGAATCCACCTCCAATTATATAGTTGTCTGGCAAGGCCCATAAATAGATAGTAACATCATTCATATTTAATGGCTGCACAACTTTGTTATATATTGGGTTTTCATTCTCATCAACTTGACCAGTTTCCACCATTTCATATTCCTTAGGTGGAATAACTATGTTAGCAACATACCAAACATACTGACCAATTGAACCATTAAGACCAAAACCAAGCTGCATATCTCTATCAAGGCAAACATCAACTACTACTTCCTCATCCTTCTGATACTTACTAAGGTTAACTGATACAGTTTCATCAAAGTTTATTGTCTTTCCAACTACATTGTAAGGTATTTTTGTTCCTTCATTTTGCTCGATAATTTTCATATATTCTCACTCCTCTTATTTTATATCTGGATTAACCAGTGTCCATCTAATTACTACATTATCTGCAGAACCGGTATATTTAATATAAAAGCCATTAGCTGTTTTACCATAAAGTATTAAATCTCCTACAGCTCCTATATTACTTGCAGATTCAACAGTTAAATGAACATCATAATCAAGGTCTATTTCCGGATACCCAGGTATGCTTACTAACGCATATGGTTCAGTAGATCTTATAACTGGATTAGATTCTATTCTTCTTATATCAGTTATAGTAACTGCTGCTAGATCCATGTTGTTATCATTTGCAGGCACCGTTATTCTGTAAAGAGACATCTTGCCATCTGGAACAGTTGCTGCAATCATAGGTTTATATCTCTTTTCAGCAACATTATAATCAATGTATATATAATATGTTGCTGAGCTTCCTGAAGAATTTTGAGGTACCATTGCAATCATCTGCTCATCTTTTACACCTGCAGTTATACCATCTACATATATTTCAGATATATTGCCATCTAAAAAAGTACCAGTTTTAGATATCTGAACATACCTACTATTAACCATAGCATTTATAACACAGCCACTTTTGACCGCTTTATTATAAATTGTTACTACTCCTTGCTGAAGTCTTTGCTTCTGCCACTTCTCAAGCTCCTTTGTAACACTACCAACTTTATTGAAAAGTTCAGCAATTAAAGCTCCCTCTAAATTAACCGCTAGGTCAACACCGTCCTCAAGATTATTCATGTTCCTTGCTGACAGTGGAGTACCTACTTGAATAACAACACCATTCTGGTCTTTAACTTCATCCTGCCATTTTAATTTTTCATAAGACATCTAATTACACCTCCTGCATCTGAATTTCAAACAAAATTAAAAGACCTCGATTATCCTTTGCAAGGTTATCGGATCTTTCAAGAAAAGTCTTTCCATCCACAGATATAAGCCTATATTTTGTTATATTTCCTATAATAGTTTCATCAACATAAGCAAAAATCTTGATATTATTCCCTGAAAGCTCTGTACGGTCAATTGGAACATCAATAGTTGCTCCTGAAACAACAACTTGGGCTTTTAAAATATTAGTACTAATCAACCTGTACAATTGATTTGTTCCATCAGTAGTTATCAATTTTAATCACCTCCCCTGCAATAAAACTCCTCACTTGCTACTGGCAACTTAGTTAAATACAGCTTTCCGGATATATTAACTACATCTGTTAATGGTTTAAAGCTCGCAGTATTCACTAAACTTTCAGAAGCAGCCTTTAACACCGAAAAATACTTTGTAACTTTATCAGTTACTTTTTCTTGATATCTTCTGCCTAAAGTCTGATCATAGACATAAAACTTATCTGAAAAATAAGAGCTTTCTTTAATCTGTATTTTTTCATAATAACTTTTCCCATTACCAGTAATAACAGTATCTTCAGAGCAAATAAAAAACAGCTCTGAAAAATAGCTGCCTAATATGTCTTTTATACTTTCTTTATAACTTCTTCCCAGTCCAGTGGAAACTGTACTTTCAGAAGCTTTAAACAATGGACTTGATTTATAACTCTTAAATATATCAAATAATTTGTCTCTGTAAGCTCTTCCAATTGTACTCTCTATGCTATTTCCTGAAACATCGAGAGTCCCACAGCAATCAAGCCTTTCACTAAAATATTTATTAAAAAGCACTTTTAAGCTTAGAATACTAAAATAATCTAATACAAGCTCATAACTTATATGTGCAGGCTTCCTTAAGTCTATTTGTTCAAATATAAAATTCACGATATCTCCAAACTGCTCTTCTGACTTAATAGTTACCTGAAACAAGAAACTGCTTTTAAACCCAATTTTAGCATCATAAATTACTGCTTTAAGCGATGATGTCAGGGGTTTCAAAGATGATATCTTTGCATTAATTCTTTTCCTTCTTTCTTGAATTTCAAAAGAGCTTGTTTTGATTCCTGCATATTTGTCCCAAAAATCAAGTCCCCAAGTAGCAGTCTCAACATAAAGTTGATTAATGCAATCATCTATAAAGTTATCAAGCTTTTTAAATTGAGACTCTCCTATATTAACTACAGCTTTAAAACTAGAAGTATCTTTGAAATAATTCTGCAAAAAATCCATCATTGAATTACTCAACCATATCACCTACAATCGCCAGTGAAGTAGTAGGTACTGTTATATTTTTATTCTGTCCATTTATAAGTAAATCAGAATAATCATCCACCCCATCTGTACTAAATATTATATTACCTACGTAAGCATATCTTATAGTTGTATCTTCAAGAGCTAACTCTTTAAAATAATCATTTATGTTTTTTCGTATATCAGCCTTTACAACATCCTTAACATAACCAGATCGCACCGTAAGTTTGAAAGATAAGTTCACGGAAAACAAATCTACTGTAGCCACAGTAACTTCTGCTCCAATAGGTGCCATACCTTCGCCCATTCTAGGAACGGGATCTATATAATTTTGAACTTGAGTAATAATATCTGCGGAGGCAGGATCTGTATTCTTATCAGTTATAATAACTTTAACAGTACCAGTTCCCACGCCCTTCCATTCAGGAATAGGATATACCTTTCCTACAGTTTCTATTTCCTTAGCCCATTTAATATAATGATTTTTATTACCACTTCCTGCAGGGTTTTGAATATCCTCTAGAAGCCTTTCTTTTACTTCGTCATCACTTTCACTGTCATTACCTCCAAATAATCCAACTTCATCTACCTTAATCCACTCAACTTCATTAATAGCTACTCCTGAATAGGTAAGCTCCGTATAGGGAAGAAGTTCTCCAGATTTACCAATGGTAGTACATTCTACCGGAACCTTAACACTTGAATCCCCTGATACAATATCAGTGTCTTTTGTTACTGATACTTCTATAGTTCCATCTAGAGTTTTCAAGATAGTATCTTTCATTACTACTGAATTTAAAATAAATGGACTGTTTTTACCAAGAATAATACTTCCTCGTGCCTTGCTGCCTGCATACCTTGGAAGAAGACCTCTCTCCTTCAATCTTTTATCAAGTTCTTCTCCCTCTGAATCTTCAATAAAGTATTTCCTTACTAAATCATCTATTCTGAATTCCGCCATTTGTACTTGATGTGCAGATACTTCAATAATAGAGTATATAACAGGGTTAGAATTAAAATCTGATATATCAATACCTTTTGTTCTTAGCTCATCCAGCATTTCTTCAATAATTTCTTCTAGAGTCCTAACCAATTTCCTCACCCCAATTTAATGAATCTTCAATACCATATTCTGAAAGAAAATACTTTATATAAAAATCTACCTTCCTTTTTTCATTTATGAATGCAGCATTTATGGCTTTTACAGTAACAGTTTCATCCTGTTCAATACATTCCTTTACATAAGACATTGCCTTTTTAAGCCATGCCTCGGTGATGTTCTCAGAAAGTATTAAATATAAATCATTACCATACTCAGGATGAAACATATTTGAACCTTTTCTAGTCTTAAGTCTTAATACTATTGACTGTTTTTTTGCTTCAATACCATTTATCAAAACGAGGTCGCCAGAATAATTAAATTTTAAATCTTTATTAAACAATAAATCTAAACTCATAAATATATACCTCTTAAATCCATGAAGTTATAATACCATTAGCAGTATCACCATTGATAAATGAAACAACTACCTGACTTTTTTCAGCAATTCCATAATTATCAATATCATAAATTGGTATCTCACGAGATATTTTTATATATCCTGTTTCAATTTTGTACATAGGTAAATATACCTTTGCAGATCTTTCAGAAGCAGAAATGCTAGTAACAATACCAAACTGTGGGAAATTCATATTTTTCAACATCTTCACCGCCTTAGTATTTCTTACCGTTATTTTCATAAAGATCACTTCTATATTGCTGAGCATCATCTGGTCTTATATTAGTAATATCAAAACTGTTAATGTAACCTTCATTTTTACTCATCTGATGCACAACTTTGTTTATATAATAAGTACCGCTAAATCTGCCAAAATTAATAGCATTTATCTTACCTTCAGCATATAGTCCTGGATTACCTGGAAACCTTGTGCCATTACCTGTTATAACCTGCCTTGAATACTCTTTAAGTAATTTATCAGCATATTCTTTAGCTGCTTGATTTGTTTTAGCCTTTGCTACATACTCAATTCTTTCTTTAGTCTGTCCCATTTGATTTATTAAAAAATCATTTTGACTTGATGCCTCAATAAGCTGCTTTCTATCATGAATCCAGTGTCTTACAGTGACTTTATTTATTACATCAATAGAAGAATCATCAAATTCGATTTTACAATTTGATTTCAACCCTTGGGTATAAATAAAAGAATCAATAATATTCTCATCACTGTCATTTCTTTCTCCAAAGTAAAGCTCTTTATCCTTAGTGACATAGCAAACAAATCCTTCCATATCAGCAAGTCCCTGAATAACTTCCCATTCCTTTTTATTAACCCACATCTCTCTATCAACTTTATTATCAGTGGCTGTAACTATAGGAGTTAGTCCATATTTTTTTGCCAATATACTTGCAACATCACTGCTTGTTACATCATTATATGAAACACTATACTCTGTATCGATCATGGGTGCTGAATAATCTCTACCAATTATTTTCACAGTTTTTGACGAATCGAAGTTAGGCTTTACACCATCTATTCTTCCAGTAAATATATGCTTCAACTGACTTTTATTCCATGAATGAATATCTTTTACATAGCCAATATATATTCTTACTTCTTGATTTTTTCTAAGCCAATCAGATAACATTAAATTATTATTTAAAGTACAATCAAAACTATCTGCTGCTAAATATACTGTATTTTCAACGGAAAGATTAGTAAAATCGTTCCATCTTACATCTGCACCATCAACTTCAATAATTGCTCTTGGTTCCAAAATATCACCCCTTTGGAATCTTTACTACATATCCAACAGGAATTCTGCGAGGATTAGAAATGCCACTGGCATTTGCAATCTTAGGCCATGAATTACCATTACTATAGTACTTTACAGCTAATGCCCAAAGTGTATCTCCTGATTTCATAGTATAAGTATAATAATCAGGTTCTGGTGGAGCTATAGGCTTAGGAACTACCGGAGCTGCTCTTTTAACAACACTAGGCACAAATGGCTGTGGTTCATTTTGTATTTCAATAAGAGTAATTGAGTATCTAATATAGGTACTTCTTACATAACTATAGTTAAACTCTCTAATTCTAACTTTCTTATCAATCATTCCAGCAAGAAACTTCACTTCTGAACCAGCTTCTTTTAACTTCAAAATAGCATTACAATCTTTTTCAGCATTATCTCCCTGCAGCACACCACTCCATGCATAGGTATGTTCATCTTCACCCATATCTTGATAAATAGGTGGTGCTCCAGGAATATCAAGTTTTGCTATAACTCTAGGGCCAGTGAAATCAATTTGTTTTTCAGGCCCTAGAGAAAAAGTAAAATTGTCCAGCATAACTTTCATATAGTATCACCCCTAATATGCTAATCGTGGATCTCTAGATTTTACATACTTATCATCATTATTAGATATCTGTGCAGCAGCAAGTCTTGGGTCTGTACTATTTATGTTGTAGGTAATATTTCTATTATCACTATAACTGCTGCTGTTTGAATTTTTAATGGTATCTTCGCTTTTACCAGTTACTAATCCCTCAATTTTTCCACCAACCCATTTAGCTCCACTTATTATGCCTTTTACAATAGGATTGTCCAAAAGCTTTTTAGCGTATCCAAAAAGCTTATCCAGTTCATTACTTATCCAGCTTATTGCTGAATTCCAAGCATTTTTAACTCCATCTACTATTCCACCTATAAATGAACCAATAGCTCCAAATATCTCTTGGACTTTATCTCTAAAGCCTAAAAAGTTTGTTTTCCACGCCAATACAGCTGCAACTACAATTGCTGTAATAACAGCGATTATTATACCAATAGGGCCTAGTCCAATAACCCAAGCTAATGCCATTTTTGCTCCTGCAATTAGTGCTTTAGCTCCTGTTGCCAAGAACTGAGCACCTACAGAAATAATTGTCTTTATAGCACTAAGTGCACCTGCACCTGCTGCTTTTAACCAAGCTCCAGCCATTTTTGCTCCTGCAATACCTGCTTTTACACCAGTTTTTAAGAACTCAAGTCCAACATTTCCTATAACTCGAATAGCACTTAACGCACTTGTTCCTGCAGCCTTCAACCATACTCCTGCCATTTTAGCACCTGCAGCTACAGCTCTTCCTCCTGTTTTAACAAATTCAGAGCCTACACGTCCTATAGATTTACTAGCATTAAGTGCACCAGATCCAATACTCTTAAATATTCCTCCGGTTTTACTTCCAAGAGACATTATTCCTTTTGTTACTCCATCTAACTTAGTTCCAAAAGTAAAAGCCCTGAAGAATGATGATATCTTACCCCCTCCCATTACCTTGGTTAGGAAAGAAAATGATTCTCCAAAGCCCTTAAAATATTTAGCCAAGTTAAGAAATACAGTACCGCCACTTGATAAAACTCCAAGAACATTACCAAATAACAATTTAACAGCACCTGCACCTAGATTAAAGGCTGCAAGTCCAGCCACAACTTTTAAAATTGATGCTGCTGCCTGTGGATTAGCTGCAACCCATGCAGAAATAGAATTGATTACATTAACAATGCTGTCTCCATACTTCTTGAGTTCATTCATGAAAGGAGTTCCGGCAGAAGTAAGCAATGTTTCAAGACTTCCTTTAATTTGCTCTACTATACCAGAAAATGTCGACTGCATTTCCTGAACTTGTTGTTCTATAGCCTTTGCTCTTCCGGCTTTTTCCGTCATATCCTCAAAAGAACCTTTACCTGATACAGTCAGTGCAATAGCTGCTCTCATACCTTGAACACCAAAAGCTTTTTTAAATTGATTCAGGACTTCATTTGCTTTTTTTGCTCCAAATAGCTTCTCGAGTTCATCATCTGACAACATATTACCACTGCTATCAAACATCTGTTTAGGATCAATGTGTGCATTATATAGTGTTTGTCTCAGCTTATTTACAAGGTCTTGGGCATTTTTAACATGACCACTTTCATCAAATATGCTGCTTTCTCCACCTACAATCTTAGTTTTGCCTGTCTTGGTTTTTTGTACTGTTGCCCCCTGAAGCAATCCAAGACTATATAAAGCTTTTTCTGCTTCTGGTGATACTGCATCCAATCTTAACAAAAGATCATTTAAGAATGTACCTGAAGCATCACCAAGTCCCATATTGTGTAATGTACCAAGAAGTAGAGTTGTATCTTTTATGTTTATACCTAAGTTATGAGCCGTTTGCCCAGTTTGCTGAAGGTCATGCATAATATTTTGAACACCAGCACTAGATGCATTGGCAGCTCTATTAATATCATCAGCAGTTTGCATCATCTGACTACCTTGGAGCTGAAACATGTTCGTTACCTGAGAAATTGCATCTGCAGCGCTATCACATGATATTTCGGCAGTCTGAGCTAAATAAACAGCTGCTTTGGCTCCCCCTTCAAGTACTTCTTTATATTCCATTCCATTCTTAATAAGATTTAATTCAGCTTTGGCTGCATCCGTATTTGAAAAAACAGTATCAGCACCAAGCTTCAATGATAAATCTGATAAGTTTTTTAGTTGTTCTTCTTGTATCTTTAGAGGAACAGTGGCATCATAATTTGCTAGTTCTACTTGTTTCATAACTTTTTCAAAATCAGCAGCACTATCAACAGCTTGCTTAACTGCACTTAGTTCAACAAACCCTTTTAGCATTTGATCCTTGCCACTACTTTTTAATTTTTCACTTTCAGTTTTCCATTCTTTCATTTTTGATAACTGATCATCGAAAAATTTATCATCCCACTTACCTGTAGGAGAAGCATTACCTAATCTATTAATGCTATCCTCAACCTCTCTAACTTGCCTAACAGCAGAAGTTAAAGAAGGCCCCATATTATTTACTGCTGATAATACTAATGCAACCGAAAGAGAACTATCCATAAAAAAAGTTCACCCCCTTATGATTTTTTCTCTAAATTTTGGTATATAATTAAAGTGAGGTGATAAATATGAGGATTTTATATTTCATAACAAAAACAATATTGTTTTTTATATATCTAATTCCTGCTGTAATTTTTGTTGTGCTTATATGGGGACTAACTTTTATATTAGGTCATATATTTGCAGCATTATTTAATATAAATATTATTGTTTCGTATATAGTTACTGCCATTCTCATCATGTTTTCTATGCTTTCAACTTTACTGTCAAAAGGTTCAAATAGCAGCTTTGTAACAGATTACTTCCTGCTAAAATATTATTTTAAAATGATAAAGTAAGAGGCTGTAAAATTAATTATCAGCCTCTTCATTTTGCTTATCTACCATCCACTGTACTGAATAAAAAACCGCATCCCTCTCCATATCAGTCATGCTTAACCATTCACTGTAAGTGATGCCTGTAAATTTTGCGCACTGTGCCCATCTGAGGAGATCGGCTTGCCGAGCAAAAAAGCCACAGCGTCATCCGCCTTTTTCTCTAAGTCCTTTGTATTACCAAACATTTTATTAAATACTAATTTATAAAAATTCACATCTGTATCTAACCATTCATTGAATAGTTCTTTGTAGTTTCCATCTGTACTTGAACTATCAATTTCTACAACACATTTTGCTTTAACATAATCGTCAATTAATAGAGCACCTGATACTATAGCCTCTTCATCAATTTTCATCATTTGAATAACATTCATTCTGTCACTTCCAATTGGAGCTCTAAATCTAATCACTTTCCCACTTGGTAACTCTAATGGGCCATAAATTTGTCTTTCCATAAAATTAAACCTCCTCTAAGCCTTCGGCTTTAAAACTAAAATCATTTTTTACAACATCTTTACCCTTTGCCATAGAAACTGTAAGTTCAGGGATAACCACATTTAAGAGTCTGTATTTACCTACAAGACCAAGATGTGGGGCGTTAATATTTGCAGTAACAGTCATTCTTGGGCTTGGTGGAATATAGCCACCACGCTTAAGTTCGCTTGTACCAAAACATGACTTGACAATACCAAGATTTATCATTCCACGCTTAAGCTTACCTTCTATTTTAATTTCTCCATCAAGAATAGCTGCTATTCTTTCTCCTAGCTCTAAATATTCTTCAGTACCATTTTTAATTGAGAACTCCATTTCTTGAAATTCACCAGCAAGCTCTGGGCCAGTTGCCCCAGTAACAAGTGTTTTAACATTGAACCCTTGAACAGGCATAGACTATTCCTCCTTTTTAGCAGTTTTTTTAACTTCTGTTTTTGCTGCTTTATTATCATCTTCACTTACAATAAGCTTGACCGGGCAGGATCTAACACAAATTCCGCAATCTATACAGTCAGAAGATATAAAAGTTTTGCCATCGAATTTGATAGCACCTACAGGGCACACACTTTTGCAGGCTCCACAATTGGGACAGCCATCATTTATTTTGTACATACAATCACTCCTTATTCACCAAGATATCTTTCTATATGATGATCTACATAGTCAGCAGCAAACACAGGTCTTATTCTAACTTTTGTTTTAAGCATTCTTGCTGCCATTGTTTCCGGTGTATTAATACTTTCATCACACACCGTCGGCTTAAAGTCGTAAATTTTACCATCATCTTTTTTAATCTGCAGTATTGCATCTATTTGCTCTGCTACAGCCTGCATAATGGAAGTAGTTATATTCTTTGACTTAACCCATCTTGTAGACACATAAATTTCAGTTTCAATCTCATCAAACTCACGCCTTATACTAATCTGACTCCAGTTTGTGTCAGTAGAAAGATTTACACCATTCATAACTCTATATCCTGAATCAGGAGCGATAGGTGAAATTCTTGCCTTTGTAAGTGCTTTAATATCACCACTGGTAAGTTCAATTTCCTGTGATACAATACCATTTACAATCCTATTTGATGGAGATTCATGTGCTCCACCACTTACTAGAACACCAGCATAAAAGCCATCAGGAGCAATATACTGTCCTGCTATATCAGTGTATTCATTCCAAGGATAACTAAACTCAGCTCTCATAGAATCTAAGTTTTGAGTTAAAGCACAAACAGCATCAATATCCAAAGATGGGGGAGGATTTAAAACTGCAGTTCTTAAGCCATCCCTTACAGAAAGGTTCATTGCATGTGTTATAAGTGCATTTCTTACAACATCTGAATACTGCTGAGCACAAATTATAACATTAACATTTTCAGTTTCAAGCAGCTTAAGACCTGTCCTCTTGCCATCAACTATTGTTCCAATATAATCAGAATCCGTTGCTGTCGCTCCATCATTTCCACCTGTAAGTGGTACAGCTGAAAGAGCCTTTGGAATAGCTGAAGCTCCTGCTGCAAGTGTCAACGTAACAAATTCTGAGTTTACAGCTCCAATACTATCAAGAGTTAGATTGTCAAAGGTTTCAGTTTTACCTCCATAAATAACAACAAGCTTAAATGTATTAGCATTAGTTCCTGCAGCTACAGCCACAAGAATTTCATTTCCCCATGTACCGGGAGTTAAAGCCTTTACAGTTACAGAATCATTTGAAGTACTGTCCTTAAGAGTAAATGAAGCTTCTTTAATTCCTGCTCCAGCAATTCTAACTACCACAAAATTCTTAGCTCCTTGAGCCATAGCAGGCCATATAGATTTACACCCTGTAAGACCTGTTTTATCCTTTCCGAATATCTTAGTCAGTGAATCAAAAGATGTAATAATCTTTTTTTCATTCAAAGGCCCTTTTTCAAAGGTACCAACTACTCCTATAACATCTGAGCTTACAAGCTGCACTGGTGGAGTACCTTCATCTTCAATAATCTCAATACGAGGTTCAATATAATCAACTGACAATAAAATCACATCCCTTCCATTTCTATATCAATATCATCACTAAAGAAACTAATTTCATCCTTCTGTCTTTCAGAATAGAATGTAGCATGATATTCAAGCATAGCAGCATGCCAAATCACAGTGTCAGAGCTGTCTGCATAAATATATTCAATTTCTTTAATTTCTCCTGATGAAATAGTTCCTTCAAGAGTAACATCTTTATTAAGAATCCTGCGCATTATTTCTGAAAGCTCTCTAATTTTTCTTTCGCCTTCTTCAGGATCTGCTTCTTGAGTATAAACATAAATTAATATAAGTGCTTCTGCCTCATCAGTCTCATTGTCATAGAGTTCATATGTAACTTTTTGGCAGGAAGCACTTATACTTGTACCAATATCCGGCAAAATACCATTTATCTTATGATAATTACAAACTTCTTCAAGGCTTTGATTAACTTTGAATGTATCTATTATTTTATCTAATACATCATCTATTACCATTGCTTAAGACCTCCTTATAGAAATCTTTAACAGTTGAAACAATCTGTCTATTTTCCTTATCTGTAATTACAAGATAAGGTCTAGCAGGTATTTTAACACTCTTAACTTTTATTATCTTGCCTCCACCAACAGGTATACAAAGACAGTTGCCATTTTTAGGTTTTATAACTCCACCGAACTGGTGAATTCTTGCATAAATGAGAGTAGAACCTACTGCAACAGAATTAGCATTAGCTTCAAAATTTATACTTTGCTTTAATCTACCTGAATTTTGAAGAATCTTATTTGATGAAACACTGTCAAATATCGAACTTTTCTTTTTATCTAAAGCATTAGAGCTTCGTTTATTTTCTCCAAATAAAGAGTTATACATAAGTTGCTTACCTCTTTTTGTATTAGTAAAATTATCGTAAGCTTTATTTCCATAAGATTCATTAGTAAAACTACTTCTTTTTTGCCATTTATTTGGTCTACCTTCTTCTTCAAAATTTTCAGTAATTCCACCAACCATTATTTCACCAATTTTTCTAAAAACAGGTCTTAAATTTTGCCCTCTTGAAGCCAAATTACTAAGTACATTAATAACTGGTTTTAAGCCCTGAGCCTCAATTTTAACATCAATTGGCTTTACCATCTTGAAAGAGCCTCCTCCATATCGCTTCTTTTTCTTGTCCTTTTCATACATGGTGTCTGAAGGTTCTGAGGCTTATTAATTTCAATAATTCCTGGATATCTGTCAAGCAAGCCATTTACAACAATGTTTTTAAGATCTGCTTCTGCTCTTTTGAAATAAACTTCAGCAAGTGGGGTTTGTTCCTTGCTTCTTGCAATATCAGCATAATATTTATCAATAATAAAAGATGCTGCAAAATCAGAAGCAATACTTATAACCAGTGGGGGAGTAGGGGAGGGAAGGGGAAGTACATATCTTGTAGCTAGTACTGCATCAATCCTTGCCTCCGCCTTAGTTATAAATTTTGCTACTTCCTCGGAACTTATCTGATTCGTTCCAATCTTATTGCAAAGACCTCTTACATCAACCTCCGTAATATACATAACTCTCACCCTTAACCAACATTAGCAGAAACAACCCAGTTAGGATGATAAAGCCTTGGAAGTCCATATATACCAACAGTAATATCAACAAAAGGATTTTTCTCTGCCTCTGACTTATCTTCAACAATAGAAAACTTTCCTGGCTGTGGTTTGTCAAGACCGCCATTATGAAGACTTATAGTAGTACCAAAGTCCATCATATCTTCTCCTGGTTGTCCTTGACCTACAAGTATAAACTTTGTATCTGGAATAAATGAATTAAAGTTTCCACTTGCATCCACATATCCCTCATCATAAATTACAAAGTCGATATCAGGATAGAAAAGTTTCATTGCTGACGATATATTGGTTGCTGATAAAAATGCTGAATAAGTAGTGTTCTTTAAAAGTTCCTTTATTCCATTATTAGCTGCCAAATATCCAGCTACTGTATAATTAAAATAAGCTTTAGTTGGCTTTGCTCCTGTACCTCTAAACAACAAAATATATTTGTTTAAGTCGCCAAGTATATCCGCAGTAGGATCATTCCATTTCTTAGTTGGTGTTGGAGCATTCTTACTTGGAATATCATAAGGAACAGTATATTTAACTCCATTTTCATCAATTTGAACTTTACCATTAACAAGTGGCTGCCATGTAAGCCATTCAATTCTTGTTTCCAACCTATCATCAAGCTGCAATGATTTTTCAAGCACAAGCATTCTACCAGCTCTCTCATTGTAGCTTCCTGCAGCTCTTGCATATAATAGTTCCTTTTCATCAATTCTCTTGGTTTCCTTCCAATATCCAGTACCAACTTTCTTTGTTCTCATGCCTGCAAGTTTAGCAAGCTTAGGATCTGAACCAAGATTATGGGCTGGAGTCATTCCAGAGCTGGCTTCTATAACATCAAATTCAATTTCTGCAGAATACACCTCTCTTATAGGACAAAAACTTCTCCCTATAAATCTTGTAGGATCAACTGCTCTATTTCTGACAACATGAGTAATCTCTCGGGTAGTAGGAAATAACATAGTCATAATTCATCATCCTTCCTTTATAAAACTAAAATATTATTAACAACTCTTCCGTATAAATCCTTAAGAGATATACTATCAATTCCAGTTACATAATTAGTATCAAAAACTCCCTTTATATAGACACTAGCAACAAATTCGCTTCCATCATCAATAACGGGTTCTGCTAACACACCAACAGCCTTTTCAGACCCATCTTTCACAAATAAAAAAGACCCTGCAGCATGAGCAGTAGTAAGTCCAGTTGTTACCGTTACAGTTTTTGTTCCAGTATTTATATTAGTTACAGCTCCAAGGTCTTCAAGCGCAGTTCCATCTGCTTTCATAATATGAACAGAATCACCAATTTTAACAGGAATACTGTCAATAACAAGTTGCGTAGCAGACACTGCTGCATCGGCTGTTAAAGTAGCTCTTCTTACTTTTTCTGCATATCCATCCTCTTTTACTCCCACAATACATCCTGTATCAATATCACCAGAATTTAAAAAGGTAAGTGGAATTTTAACACAACATTCTCCTGCCACATAACGGGGATCTCTATCTACATAAATAACTTCACTCATAGCTTACGCCTCCTTTAAATTAAAGAATATATTTTCCATCATCAGTAATCTTGCCGCCAAGAGCTTTGATGTCTTCATCTGCAAGCTTCTTATAATCTTCATCATTCTCACCAGTTTTTTGTGAATATTGAGAACCAAACTGAACATACTTAACTCTTGAAGTCTCTGGCAAGCTTCCAAGCATATCATAAATCATGTCTGAAAGCTTCTTTTCACTATTATCAGCAAGTTTTATAGTGCTTGAAGTTGGCATTGCAAGAAGTAGCTCTTTAGCCTTGTCACAAAGTACAGGAGGTATTCCTTTAAGCTTAAGCTCAGAAAGCTTCATCTCAACTTCCTTTTCTTCATTGACTTTCTTTATGCCAGTATTATCATTTTCCAAATCGGATAACTTTTTCTTTACAGCCTCCAGCTCTGCTAAAAGTTTTGCATTTGAATCTTCATCCTTTCCATCTGCCCCCTCAACTTTTTGAGGTTCGGTTGGAGACACATCTGAAAGTTTCATCTTTGTAGTCAGTGCAGTAAAAAAATCTGATAACTTCTTTAAAAATTCATCCATTTTATTTCCCTCTCTTTCTTCAAAATCAAGATAAAATTCATTATTATTAACATCTGACAACACCACATTTTCAGGAAGGTGTGTCAAAAAAGGTTCATTGGTTAAAGCTATAGCAGAAAGTACAGTTCCCACATTCTTGCCTGAAGTCTTTTCAATGTAGTTATCATCATACTCCGCCGAAGCAAACCTGTATTTCTTTGATTTAATAAGATTCTCCACATTCTCATCACAAGGTTCACAAAGGGCATAAAGCACATTTCCTTCTTGAACAATGTCCTTAATCCATGCCTTAGCTTCAGCATCTCCAAAAGTAGAAGAATCACTTTTATCATGTCCAATCCTTATAAAAGGAGGTCTTCCGAGTGCATTTTCTTTAAAATTATTAACAAATTGTCTAAACTTTTCTGGAGAACCTTTAATGGTTCCGTATTTTGGATGTTTCCATTCACCAAGTCTAAAAAAAGGTATTTTTAAAAGTCCCATTAATAAAATTCACCTCCTTTCAAATCCAAATATATAGGACAAGCATATACATAACGTCATAACGCGTTATTACGGACTTCTATTAAACGAAAATACCTTGTAGGTATATTTACCCTTTTTAAAAGTCCAAGCCCTTAAAAAGGCTTTAAATTAATTGTTTTAAATTTATATTAGGTTGTCCTCCAACCAGCAGGTAAAGAAGCTGTCATTGACCAATCAAGCTGCTTATCTGTCGGCTTTTCAAAGTAAGGTTTAAGAATACTTCTGCATCTTCCATGCAGTGGGGGAGTATTCATAGCAAGCTCTGTAGAATCAAGTCTCATTACTAGCCCATGTCTTGATCTACATTGGTCACTTGTCCTTCCATCCATAATTGCTGAAAATTGAACATACTCAACACCATCTTCATAAAATGAAGTAACTCTTCCCTTATTGTAGTAATAGGTGCTTTCTGTAATACTTATTAGCTCACCACGATCCATACAGGTATTTAAAGTTTTTGATATCTGTTTTTCAACTTCAAGCTCATCAGCACCCTTAATCTTTTCCCTCATTATATTCTTAATAGTTTCTACAATGTCTTGCGTTACATTGCCCGATAAAACAAGCTGCCTTTTACTTATAGCAGACATAGCATTTTCAGGATAAATCCAGAAGCTTATATCAATCTCTGGAGGGAGTGGCTCTGCTAATTTTAAAGCTTTAAGCTTTTTAAACTCTTTAACTTCTCTTCCTGAAGCTATAACTTCATATTTTCCATGAAGCCTTCCCATGTTAAAACAATTGAAGCTATGCTTCTTGAAAACTTTATTTAATTCCTGAGAATATTTTTTAGATATTCTATTGAATTCATCCTCCATTGCTGAAACGCTAATGGGCTTGTATCTAGAAGCAAACTGAAAAAGCTTTTTAATGATTTTGCCATATTCTTTGAGAAAAATTATATCTTCCTCATCCAGCTCTTTTTTAAATTTACTGTCTAAATCATTCATCTACACCACCTGCATCCTCTTTGTATCTCTTGAAGTCTTTCAATGCATTATTCATTACTTCAATATCTGCATCATTCTTTTTAATTTCCTTTTGAGGCATATCAAGAGATGATCTTACATAATCCATATCTGCCTGGTCTTCTGCATCTATAAAACCAGTATCAACAGCATCTTTAAATATCTTCATTAAAATTTCCTTATCTTCGTCAGATAGCTTTCTTTGTGGAAACTTACCATAGCTGTCCTGTGGTCCAAAATTATATTCGATAAGTCTTCTAACCAATTGATCAATTAATACCTCTGTAAGATTTTCATATATACTGTCCAATACAGCCTGAAAGGTATCAAAGTGCTTTTGACCTAAAGAATAAGACCCCTTAGCTCCTTCATCACCAATTAATGAAGGAAGAAGAAGTCCTCTGTAAATCATTTTATTAAAATAACTGAGAGCAGCATTAAAAGCCTCACCAACTCCTGTTCCACCATTAGTAAGGGTTTTAACATCAGCTTTATTTTCACCAGAGCTAGTCATTGCAATTGCTTCTTGACTGTGGAGGTCACTTAATATTCTTAAAACATAATCAAGCTGCTGCACCTTTTCTCCTTGTTTATCAGGATCATTTATTTCTCCTTCAGGAACCATAGCAACAACTAATGGTGTACCAAACTTATCAAGAGCTCTTGCCCACATTTTTAAAATAGGATCTTTCAAAAGCCAATCTTTATATATCCTTTTAAATGCACTCCTGCCATAGATGTTTCCAAAACGTGAATTATGAGTATATATAATACACTTATTAGTGGGAATATCTACATGTGAACCTGTAATCAAATATTGCTTTACTCCCACATCAAGAAGTCGTCCTTTATCATCTACATTAAAATAAATACCAAAAGGATGGTAGGTTGTAAGGCTATCTAATACAGTCTTTCCACCTTCCATATTATAATTAATTTCGGTAACGGAAAATCCAGCCCATATAGCTGATAAAATTTCCTCAGAAGCTTGATACAAACTTCCCTTCATTCTCTCAAACTGCTTATTTATAAAATCCTTAATGTTAGGATTTTCATGGTCATACTCTCCAAGTTTGATAAGTACACCTAAAGTCAGAAAATCAAGTCCTTGTGCTACCGTTTCATCGGTGTCCAGCATTTTTTCATAATCTAAAATTCTAAGAGCATCAGGATTAACAATAGCATTGTCAAAGACCTTAAAAGTAGTACTAAGTTGAGAACCAACTTGTCCCATAATTCTTATATCATCCATACACATCACCTCTCTTAGAATTTATCAAATATTTCTTTAAGCTTACTCATTACCTTACCACCTTTGAAATCTTCACTAGCAGAATATTTTTTATGCTCCTTATTCCCGAGAATTGCAGAAGCAACTTCATCATAATTTGAAGCATGTGCAAAGTGGTCAGCCTTAGCTCCTTCAAGGTAGGTATAAAATTGATTTCCTTTTTTATCAAATTGTTTTACCTTACATGGAGCCATAACCTGCTCAATAAATCCTTCTCGGCCATCATCTTTTATATCCCTTGGAAGAATAATTTCTCTGCTTCTAAATCGGTCAAAGGTATAATCTAGAGATAAAGTTCTATTTATATTTACTGAAAGCTCTCCATGCTTACCTTCACCAATAGTATAATAATCTGATTCTTTCATATTAGGATAATAAGCAAGATAAACTCTACCTCGAAATCTAAGGGCAAAATCTCTAGCTTTTTTATATTCCGGGTTAGCATCAATAACACATACAGCAACATCATACTTTTTCATTAGAACATCTAACTCTTCAAACTCATCTACAGTATCAGCTCTTAAAACCTTTTTCTTATTACCAAAAAAACTAGATATTCTAAAGTGAAGTTTTCTACCAACGTCAACTCCCATAGTGCATACTCCATCTGGTGAATAAAGAGTACTATAATCACCCATACATGCAAAAACTTCATCACGAGTAAGGCTTCCACCTCTAGGAGTATAGGGAAGTCCAAGCTTAGACTTATAAAACTCTTCTTCATTCTTAGGATTCTTTTGAAAATCCACAAGAAACTTTACAGAAATAACTGAAGAATAAAGCTGAGATATATGATAACTATGAACGTCTCTATCTCTAAATGTTGGAACCCATTCACCTCTTTGAGTGTGATCAATAGGCTTTCTACATTTTTTACATAACCTATGTTCTAGTGATATCTCCGGATTAATATTTTCTTCCCAAGTAAGAGGCTGCCATTCTCCACAATGGTCACACTTTAAAAAATAATATCTTTGATCTCCGGCTAAAAAAGCTGAGTGAATTCCATACTCAGGATATGTAGGAGTAGATAACGCTCTAATCCATTTATAATAAGAGTGGTCAATTCTTGATTTAGCAAGTGGGATATTATCCTGAATCATTTCGTCATATTCATCCAGTACCAGAAGGTCACCATCAACAGATTTTAACTGCCTTGCATTTTGTGAACCTCTTAAATACATAAAATGATTTCCTATCTTTTTAATAGAAACCTTATCTGCAGCATCCTTTTTTCTGCCTTTCTTGGTATCAAGATTAGAAATTTCGCCTTTACCTACTATAGATGCAAGAAAATCCGAATAATCAATAACTGGGTTAAACCTTCCTTGAACGAACTCACCAATATGCGTAGAAGTAGGGAACAGATACACCACGTTACCTTTTGTTATTGCAAAATGAGTAGCAAGACCTAACATTATTTCCGAAATACCCATCTGACCAGATTTCATAACTACAATTTCATTTGCAGTGTCATTAAGTATTCCTTCTTGGTACCAGTGACCATCCAAGGAGTATTTCATTCTGTCAATTTTTCCTTTAACAGACCAGTTATTTTTTAAGAACTCCAGTGGATTATCGGCTACCTTGTATATGCTGCTGCTATCATTTTCAACAAGCTCATCTAATAAGCCCAATATATCCACCTCCTTCAAAAGGGCGTGCTTCGCCATCCACAACTTTAAAACTAAGCTGCAGCTAAAAAATTTATGCCCCCATAGCCTAAACTACCGCCGAAACAGGTTAGTTTATACTTATGGTTCTTTTAAATCAATACAAAACTCAATTTCTTTAGGTTTATCATAAAGATAAAATTTTACTTTAACTCTACCTTTGCGTTTATCAACTTTTGTTATAAATCTTTCCATACCCAAAAGGGCACCTGATAAAATTTTAATTCTGTTGTTTTTAATTACAGCCTTAGAAATCTTTACAGTATCACCATCACCAACAAATTGTAATATTCTTTCCATTTCACAATCTGGGATAGGTATTGGAAGACCTCCTGTATCCATTCTTCCAAGTATCCTTATTACTCCAGGAGTATTTTTTATAATGTAATAAATATCTTCATTCAACTCACAATATATAAATACATAACCGGGATACAATAGTCTTAAAACTCTTTGCCATATATTTTTATTTCTCTCCAGCATTTCTCTTTTGAAAACTCTTACATCAATTCCTAGAGCATCTCTTTTTAAAACTCTGCTAACGTCTTCTTCGCAAGTGGTATTTACATGGAGCACGTACCATTTATTCATTGTTTTCACTCTCCATTCTTTCTGCCACCTTATCAGCCAATTCACACATTCGTTTGAATAAATCCGGCTGTTGTTTAAGCTCCTGCTTTAATTCTTCTTTAAGCTTTGATAATGCATCATTAACTCCACGCTTATATTCAAGCTTGAACTTTTCTTTGTAAACAGTAGAGCGTTCAAGCTGTACTGCTACACGCATTGCTTTATCTATAGGCATCTCTAACATTTCTTCTTGAGCTATTGCCATTCTTTGAGCTAATCCATGTGCCATCATTTGATTTACTGCCCCAATAACATCAAGATTCTTATCTTCTTTCACTGCCTCGACTATAACCTTCATCTGCTCTGCAGATTCTTTTAATGACTTTGCAATATTATTATTCCTGAAAGCATATCTGCCTATGGAAGATTTACTTATTGGATACCCAAGCTCAGTAACTTCTTCAGCTATTTCAACATAGCCTATATTTACATCAGCAAGCCTTTGATTAATTAATTCCTTTATTTCTTCAGGGAATTCATCAATTCTGCATTTTATTCTTGTCCTTTCTCTTTCCTTTCCCAAAATATCACCCCTTATAGGTCGATTCCTGGTTCCGGTATTGAAAACTGAATTACATCTGTGCCTTTAGATGTAAGTTTAACTTCATCATCTTCTTGATCCGCGTCCAAAACCTCCACTGGATTTTTAGTTAATTCATTTCTAGCTCTTATAATCCCTTTATCTTCAAAGTAATCCAAAATATCATATAACTCAGAATCGTCAATATCCCTTCCTGAAATAGCTGCTTTCAAGTCTGCAATTTTGAACCATCTTGTTTTAAAAACAAGTGCAATGGTTCTTATTATGATTCCTCTTTTCCTTCTGGCCTCAGCTGCAATTACCTGTTCCATTGCTTTTTTCTTTAATTGTTCAGTATCCAAATTCATCACTTTCCTTTCATATCAAGTAAAATGTCAAAAATTCTATCAAGCTTTTTCATTATTTCTCCAGTAGTCTGGAGATAATCAGATTTTCTAACATATTCTTTGCTCACATCTTCTTTATGCTCATTTAAATCATCTCTGAGCTGGTCTATTTTTTCCGTATGTTCTTTTATATCCTTTTCGCTCTTTTGTAAAGTCTCTTTTATGTCCTTGTCCAGCTTGCAAAACCTATCCTCAAATAACTTCTTAGTGTCTTTTAGAAAGTAGGCGATTATACCTATGACACAAGTTATAATTATTTGATAAACCCAAGTGCTACCCATAAGTTGACCCTCCCCATAACTCCATGCTTTAGTACCTTCATATAGCTCCCTCCCGCAAAAAATAAAAAATACCAGTATGAGGTTTTTTTAACCTCTATACTGGTATTTTAATCCTTTAGAATTTTCTTGGAAATTTGCAACTTGCTAAGAAAGTTATAAGCTATCAAATAATGTTACTTGCCCATCAATTACAGGGACAACTCCATCACATATGTTCCTAACTGTCCTTTCACATATGTTATATTTTATAGCTAAATCCTGATAATTATACCCATTAAATTCTTTCTTTATTTTTTCATTCCTAATTGTCTTAAAAAGCGTGTCGTACTTTGGTATATATATCGTTGTCCCGCCCAACTTCTCAGCTATCTTACATAAATTATCAATTCCGATTATCTTGGCATAATAAGCGTATGGCTCTGGAAGTATGTCCGGATTAAGTAGTTCTTTATCTAATTCTTCCAAAGTACCACCCCCTTTATTTTAATCTATTTTTTCAAAAAGTAAAATGGTAAATTATACTTATATTGGCTAGTGAACTTTAAAATTTGCCATCTTACTTGAAAATTTATGTCATACCTTAAATGTAATATTAATATCATCTGTCTCTTTCTGCAACCTTTTTAAGTGCTTCTATGAGGTTGGAAGCCTTATCAAAGGTTAGCCACTTTTCATTTTCAACTCTGCAGTATTTTTTCATGAAGGCATTAAGTCTTTTGGGATTGCTGTCCCATCCTAATTCTCTTTCAAGAGCATGGATCTTATATACTTGGTCTTCTGTAGCCATATTACTTCTATATTGTGGTTCTTTTCTTACTCCTGTTTTCTTATATTCAAGTTCATCAATAACCATTGCTGCCTGTAAACTTGTAAGCTGTGCTATGCTAGTAACTCCAACAAGATTTTCAATAAAAGCATGAAGGAGCTCATTATCTAAATCAAGCTCCTTAGCAGTTGCAAATATCTTTGCTCTTTGTCTGGCATATATTTTACGCATCTTCATCATCAACCTTATACTCTATGCCTATTTTAATCCCTTCATCTACTATAACAGCCTTCTTAAGATCCTCTAGAGCCTCATTAAACTCTTCTGTACCTTCTTTAAATCCTGAAACCTTTAAGAAATGGCTTACTTTTTACCATGCACTAGCCTCGCTTATAAAATATGCCCAATGCTCTGCATCATCTTCTGTCATACCAATGCTTACTAGAAAAGCTTTGTCCTTTTCCCATACTCCCTTTAATTTCTTCTTGGCTAGTTTTTTATCATCATCACTTACAGGTAGTTGTACAATAATATCTACAACTTTTTGTTCTACATAGTTACCTAAGCAGATGGGTGCCAACATCTTTTTAAAAGCATCAGTCATCTTATAATCTTTCTCTTCTTTAACAAAATCAGCTAGAACATTTTCAGGAATCATCTGCTTTAAATATTCTATACTTATAAGTTTTACTGATTCAGTATTAGTTGCTGTAGCACAATTGCTATCATTTCCCCAAAACTTAACTTGCTTAGTCTTTGAATTTTCTAACTGTGAAACTGCTTCTTTCTGAAGATCTGCTTTAATTTTATTGATTTCTTTTTTGCCATCCTCAACAAGCTTATCCCATTCAGCATACTTGTCTACTATTTCTCCAATATTACTCATTAATCATACCTCCAAGTTCCTTTATGCAGTCACTGCATACCCTTTTATTTTTATAGACAACAACCTTTTTATCACTTTCACAGAATAAACACTTCTGTACATGAGGCTTTACTACAATATTTCCTCCTTCTATCACTAAGTCAACAGCATCTCCTGAATCAAATCCTAAATCTCTTCTTAGATCTGCTGGTATTGTTAACCCACCAGCTTTATTAATTTTCTTAAATTTCATAAATAAATTCCTCCTTAACTCTTATATCTTATTTCAGTTATTTTTCCATCCTCGCATTTAAATGAAACCTTAAGATTAATGTACATTTGTGTCAATATTACCGCAGGAGTCTCGTTAGCCTTTTTTAGAAAAGCTTCCTTAGATTCCTTTGTCACTGCATTTCCCTCCCTTATAACTTTCTTATTGGTTCTATGACTTTTTCATAAAGTTCCATATGACTATACTTCTTTTCACCAACTCTAAATTAATAATCTTCATCACTTAAATATAAATCATAATCTTCTGGATCTGTTCCATGATCTAATACAATTTTAGAACCAGCTCCATAAATCTTAAATAGTAATGCATCTACTCCATATAGTCCACCAAGTATTTTTCTAGTATCTAGGGTTTCATCTCTAAGTGTTATGCTGTATGGCTTGCCTTCTTTATCTATATTAATTTGATAATCACATGAGTATTTGTAATCTTTTTCTTCTTCATCAATATAAATATGGCAATATCCACCACTAGTAGGTTCAATTATTAAAGTCATTTTATCATCATAATTTACATCAGCTTGATCAATACCTTCTTTGATTTTCTCTATAATTTCACTTAATTTATACTCTCTCTTAACATCGGAAAGCATCTTTTCGGTAGCTTCTTTTACCTTTTCAATACCTTGTACTGTTATTACTTCATCTAATTTTTCTTTAAGTGCTGCTAATATTAAACAGTTATATCCTGACAACTCTAATTTATCCAAATTAACATTAAGATTTTCTTCTATATGTTTTTTTAGAGCCTTTCCAAAATCACTGTATTCTCTGAAGACATCATCTACAATATCTTTTATTGTCTTTTCAAATCTATCTTTAACTATCTTTTCAACATAGTTTTCCTTTTCAAGAGTAGACAAAGTATCATTAACAATTTTATTTAAATCTATCATTATAATCCCTCCATTTTTTTAGTTCTTCATATCTTCAATTATTGAACAAACTCAAATATTTTACTTAAATGCTTCTTCGCATTTCCTACAAAGTGAAATGTGATGCCTTCTTCATCATCAACATCGATCTTATTGCCATTGTCTTTTATCTCGCATGGATATTCATTGCCTTTTTTCCAGTTGGTATATGGATACATATCATATCCAAAGTTAGCTTTTGCTATTGCCTTCATAAGCTCATCCCCTTTCTTAATGCACACATAGTACAACATGCCTTCATGCTCTCATTTTCTAATACTTGCTTAGCCAAATCTGACTCCCAACAGTTCATAACCTTTCTTTATAGAAATATACTTTCCCATGTTTCAATTCTTCTCTTAATGCTTTCTAAATCTTTTTTATGCTTTTCATTCACTTGTGGATCATAGTAAGTAATTCTATATTCAAAGTCTAAACTATGCCTTAGATGTAGTGAAATTTCAGTATACTTTTTAGCAACATTCACTGGAGAATAATTTATACAAACAGTATTTCCATCTTCGATTTCTGGAGAATAGAAACTTGTACATTTTACACCTTCTTTGAAAAAGCAGTCCTTACAGCATTTTTTTAAAGCTTTTATGCCTTTGTATCTCATAGAATTACCACCTTTACTATCTATCTGATTGAGTGTTACCGCCTCCAAAAATATTAGGATTAAGCATTGCCATAGATTGAGTATTTATTATTTGAAAAGCTTCTTCTCTGGTAAATCCTTCTGTTAAAAGTGCTTCATAAAATATTCTTAATTGTTTTGCAATCATTGAAAAAGAATTTTTTAAAGCTGGTTCCATTGCCTTAAACTCCTCAAATGCAAACTTGCTTTCTAAAATCTTCATATATGCCACAATTCCAACATTGTCAGAACCTTTTTTATTATTGTTATTCATAACTTACCTCCAACTAAATATAAAACAGCACCGCCAAGTTTATATTCTTATTTAGCTTCTTCTAACTGGTTTACTTTGTTTACAAGCTCTTCAATTATGGATTCATATCGATTTAATAATTCAGCATTTATAGGAGTACCTTCTTGAACAATATTGCCTTTTTCATCAATAATTTGATTCTTATGAACTATTTTTGTAAAATTAATCATTTTCTATCTTCCTCCTTAAATTAAGGCGGTGCTGCTATTAACAAAATTTATAACTTTTATACAAAGTATGTTAAAATAATCTTTGTAGGGGTGGTCGTATTTGATGAGGGGGTAATAAACATGATAGTTAAATGTGAAAAATGCGGTAAAGAATTTGATGCTCAACCAGTACCACAAACTAAATGCGGAACTATGGTATGTTCGCAAAATACTTATTCAGTATCTACAGTTAATACAGTTTGTCCAGAATGTACTAACTGTGAGGAGTCAAAGGATAACTAACACCTAAAAACTCACTACACCCCTACAATACCCCTTATTGTGTGGAATATTTAGAAAGGATACACCTTTTTAAGGTATATCCTTGTTGTCAAAACTGATTATTTTATACTAGCCTGTATATATCTCACAGCCATGATATTTGAGATAATTTCATCTAATTCCTGTGATTTTTTAAGGGTTTTAATATCCTGAATGCCATACTTATCAATACAATCATGCAATTCTTTTCTAACATTTTCTTCATTCATACACTTCAATCTCCTTTACATGATGAATTTTGGAGGGTTAGTTAACCCTCCAAATGTTTTTTTGCCATCTTATTTGAAAATTTTTAGTATAGCATTTTATAGTTTTTAGCATTCCTTACTATGCTTCCAGTAATTACTTCACCATTAGTTTCCTGAAGGCATAATTCTAAGACTTCTGTAAAGTTACCCATGCCTCCATGCTTATAGTCAATTGCAAGAGCTACTAACATATTTTCAGCTTCTCTATCAATATTATATTGACTTAATATTTCCCTGACTTCCTTTTCCTTAATTCCTTCAAGCCTCATCTTATAAATTCTTCTATAGAGCTGTGATAAATTTTCTTTAAAGTTGCCACCATGTGTTAAATAATCTTCTAATACCTCAGTTCCTACTAAAAGCATAGGAATCTTTGTGTTATCCCATATCTTTCTTATGGTATCAAACTTTGATACATCCCATTTTTTTAGGTACTCCGACTCATCAATTATGAACAATATTTCTCTGCCATCATACTCATCAATAATTTGCTTAACCAATTTATATGCTGAACCTCTTTTTAGAGCTATTCCTAGATTTTCTGCTATTATTTCAAGCAAATCTTTCTCCCTCATGCCTTGAAAGGCTTCAACATATACAATGCCTGGTACGTTCTTAGAATATTGCTTAACAATTGTTGTTTTTCCTGAACCGGGATACCCTATAATACAGCCTAATTTCCTTCTGTTTTTAATATCTTCAATAAAGCCTAGTGCCTTTTTAAATTCTTGAGTTGGGAATAATTCTATATCCTTTTTAAACTCCTTTACATCTTCATCCTCAGGTATATTATAATAGCTGTATAAAAACTTTCTTACCGCATCCATCACATCTGTACTCGCCTTATGCTGATTTGCAAGCTGTGATATATATGTTCTGCTAACATTTACCTGCTTTGATATTTCCTCAAAAGTTATACCTTCGTTCTCTCTTAACTTTTTAAGCTCTTCTCCAAGCTCTTCAATACCCATCCTGTTAAAATTAACATTTCTCTCTAATATTCTTGCTGCTTCCATCTATAAAACCTCCTATTTGTTCATTACTTTTTTAAGAATTTCTTCACCTGTTTCAAGGTATTTCTTATCAACTATTCCAGCTTCTTCAGTAGATTTTTTCTTTTTCTTACCATCTACAGCTTCCTTATAAGCCTTCATAGCCTTTTCATGTTCTATACTGGTAATATTTCCTTTATCATTTTCAACCATATCTCCAGTCATCATATTTGAAGTAGATTTTTTAGGTTGTTTTGGAGCAGGTTTTCCTAAAAGCTCTGCAATTCTTTCCTTAACCTCCCTCTCCTGTCTCTTCTGATTGCCAACATGTTCAGCAATCTTTTCTTCATCTTCTCTTACCATTTTTAGATTTTCCTTCATGTTAGCTGCACATATAAACTTTCCTTGATGAATAACCAGTATTGTATCCTTATTTTCCTTGTTATACCTTATCTGAACTTTTTCATTTATTAAGTGGCGATCAGAAAGCTCCTTATGCCAATATAACTTTTTATCAAAGGTGATTCCTTGAGTTGTAATAGTTCTCTCTTCAACTTCCATCTTAAGTAAACTTAATATTGCCATACTAGGCTTATCGGTTCTCGCTTTTTCTCCACTTAGATAAATATCAATAGGTTTATTACCTCCATATCCACTATGTGGTGTATTATGATATTCATTTAAAACATTTATAAACCAGTCTCTAAGTTCATCCATTGTAAACAATTTATCCTGCTGTGCAAGCTTTTTAAGATCCTTCTCAAAGCCTTCTGGTCTTTCTTCTGGATTATTTCCACACCAACCCGGAAGCTCTCTAACATATTGATCTGCGAACGTACCAAACCATCTTTCAATTGGTTTTGCCCATCCATGATATGCTTTAGCATGAGTATTTTCTATGCCTAAACTTTTTAAAATCCCTACAGTATCCACATGGAATGGCATTCCTGTTCCAAAGGATTTATCTACTATGCTGCCACCTTCAAAAGCATGTGACCTATAATCCTTTCCATTATCGGTATATACTATTAATGGTGGTCCCCAGAATGGAAAATCCTTTTTATCACTTATTCCATATACCAGAGCTTCTGCTATGGTCTGACTATTAGGATTAGTACTTAAGCACCAGCCAACAATACAGCCTGATGCTGCATCATAACAAGCTGTTAACCAAGGCTTCACAATCTTTTCATCCTTGTCTTTAATAAATACATCCAATACATGATGATCTCCAAACCACACTTCATTAATAAGCTTAGGCTTATCTCTTGTAGCCTTATGCATGAATTTAGCTTCCCATGCTTTTCTTCCATATACTGCGTATGTATATACTTCTTCTGATATTGCTGCATCTAAGATTCTGCTTATTGTTGCAGGACTTGTTGAAACAATCAAGCCTTCTTTTACTGGTTCATTGCATATCGGTAAATCCATTCCTGAATCTTCAGCTTTAATCCTGGCATCTGTACCTTCTCTAAAAATACAGTTTTCACAAGCCTTTGCTCCTTCACTTTCTGCATACTCTATGACCATTTTCAAAACCTTTGTCTTTTTTCTTTTTGCTTTATTAAGCCACTTTTCAAATAGCATAACCTTAGCAGCATAACAAGTGCTTCTTGTTTTACCTTTATTGCTACGTTCAACTTTCCTCATTAAAGACTTTGCTCCAAACTCCTTAAAGCCTTTAATCCATCTATCAAGGTTACGCTTTGATACTCCATTGTCTTTAGCAAGTTCCTCCCAAAGTATTGTCTTATTTCCCTTTGCTGTAGCTTCTATCTCTAGAGCCTTTTGAACCAGTTCATATTTTTTAACAAATTCCTTCATACCTTCTTCACCAAACTTTTCTTTATACGCTGCCATATCTATGTCTATTACTTCATCTACTGCCGTTGCTGAAACTTCCTGGTCTGCACCGTACTTTTCAATAAATTTAATTTGTGCTTCTGCCGGAAGGGAGGATACAAGAACTTGAAGCTTTAAACCTCCTTTGCCAACACCTGCATCCAATATGCTTCTTGATGTGTATTTATTTTCTGCGGCTTTTCTTCTTACAGATCTTTCACTCTCTCCTGTCAATTCAGCTGCAACCTTAACATCAACATAACTATCAATCATTCTACTTATCCCCTCCTTTTTGCCTTCCTGAAGCTCTTGAAAAATTCTCCATGATATGCTATCATGAAGTTAGTTTATTTGTCAGAGCTTTCGGGTTCTTTTAAAAGTTTAATTATGGATTCGAGCTCCAGATTATTCTCAAAGGATTCTTCAAGAATTGAAGTCCTTACCCTTAAAAAGGTAGAATATGATGGGGCTCGAATTCCTTTTTGGTTGCAGATATTAACAGTAAGATTGAACTGGTCTTTCTTTTTTAGAATTTTTCCCTTTGAGTAGAGCAAAGCTTCAGCAACTATTAATCTTAGTTTTTTATTCATAGTAAAGCCTCCTACTCATTAACCGCAGTTTTTACTGCTACTTCCTTATTAAGCAGTTCCTTTAATTCCTCAATCTTAAACTCACAAGCTCCCTCTTCCTTTAGGGTATATCTTAGCATCTGATTAATTGTAAAAAGCTCACCCCCTAACCTTGCCATTGTTTTTTCTATCTCAGCCTTGATTTCCTCTCTTTTTCTGCTTAAAATATCTTCCTGCTCCTTAAGCATCTTATAACGATATTCTAAAAAATGAATGTTTAGCTCTGGTGACTCAGGCTCAATGGCTAAATTTATACTTTCCTTAAAATCCTCTTTATACATTGAAAGTGCTTGAGTGTCAATAATTCCTGTCATCCTATATCACCCCCTTTACTGGTTGATATCTTTTTTCCTTTGCTTCTAAATCTAATCTTTTGGTAATTGCATCCCTGTACTTCTTCCCTGAACGTCTTCCGTTTAGTATGTCTGTTAGGTAGTTTTCATTTACTCCAATTTCTCCAGCAAGCTGCCTTTGTGTCATGTTAAGCTCTATAAGTCTTTTCTTTACCTGCACTCCAAAAATAGGTATAGTATTGTTGTTTCTTCTCATAATATCAGCTCCTCCCTATGCCTTTTCAAAGCTCCTAACAGTACCTGTATCCCTATGAATTATTACTAATTCCTTACTATTATCCTTTACAACTAGCCAGTTATCAGGATTAAGCTTTTTACCCTTGATTGCTATCTTTTGATTTCTGGTAGGCTTTTTCCCATGCTTCAAACTTTCCCTAACCTCCTTTGTTTTTTGCTTGCCCCCTGTGGTAAAATATTCTTGAAAGGGGGTGATTGTTTTGGAATGGAAACCAAAAACTTCTATTCATTCAACATTAAAGCCAAGGCTTAATGTTAATGATTATAAAAAAGACTTTAAAATGGATTTTATTAATGGTGACTTAGTCCCAAATGAAACTGTCAGTGGTCTTGATGCATTTATTCAAAAATTCATTAAGGTTCTACTGACTAATAAAACTCCAATAATTAATTATGGCTTACTAGAGCTTCTACCAAAATCAAATGACCAAGCCAACTTTGACAAAGAATGTGAAAATTTATCTTCTGCAATTGTTACTCATACCAAGAAAAAAAACATAAATAGTTTTAAGCATTATAATTTTTACACCAAGGTTTAAGTGGACCATAAAATCCATTTTTATAATCTTTTTTCAAAAACAAATAAGCTCCATAATATCTTTGGTAGAAACAGAAAATTTTCCTAGCATCTCTTTCAGTTGTAAATCCAGTTTCTAAAAATCTTTTTATCTTTTTATCTGAAAGGGATGTTTCTTCTTTAAATTTGTCTCTCATTTCTTGTTCTTTTCCAGTGACTTTAAATATAAATAGTACCCTATCTCTAAGGAATCTTTTTTCAACTTCATTCTTCATCTATTAGACCTCCTAGCATTTATTAATGACTTTTAAATATTTCTATGTTTAAATTATCATCTCTCTACATAGATTCCGGTTACCACCCGGTAATAGGTTATAATCTACAATAATTTATTATGGTTGCTACCCACATATAAGCTATAAATTCCAATATTTATAACATAGTCGTTTGAGATTTAATCCTTTCATGTTAAAATATAGTTGTCTAATCTACTATCAACATGAAGGGAGGTGACCTAAATGCTTGCTGATCCTAAAAAACAAGCTGGCGTGTTAAATCAAATATGTTCAGCAATTATTTATAATGATACAGAACTTACGAATTATGCTAAGGCTTTTAATGATAAAGATTACCCAAATATAATTCTTAAATATCTCCCAAGAACTGAATATATCATTACAAAATTTGAAGCTAATTTTACTTATGAAGATTTCCACAACTTAGTAGCATGTGAACCGGTTGAAGTTAGATATCTACTTTTTGTAAGATTTTATGAAGCAATACAAAGACTCAATAATATAAATCAATGTCCTTGTGAATTTCCAGATGATATGAAACAGTTCTTATATAATGAATTAATTGAAAATAATCTTGGTAAAATTCATCATATTTAGATAGCATTATTTCTGTAAATATCACATGGTTTAAGCATAAAATTACAAGGATTAAATTCTCTTATACTTATTGAATATTTATGAATAGTCTTATATTTTTTGCTCCTCATTAAGGGGCTTTTTTCTTTTTTTATCATTTATTATCATCTCCCTGTATAGATTTCGGTTACCACCCGGTAATAGGTTATAAGCTACAATAATTTATTATGGTTGCTACCCACATATAAGCTAAGGTTACAATTCAAATTATCCTCTCCCTTGTATTGTTTTACTTCACCAGCTGTTATAAAATGAAATTGTCCAGATTCCATAAATACGAGGTGAATATATTGAATAAAAAAGGTGTTGAAATCTATATTTCTTTAACAAATATACTTATTAAGTATATAGATCAGTTTAAGAGTGAAAGCGAAGAAACTTTTGCAGAGTTAGTAAAAGATATAAATAGTAATAACTCTGTTAGTATCATACCTTCATACTCTGATTTTGTTGAACAAGTTTGTCATTCTACATACCGACATTCTATTGCTGCTTTTACAACCATTTTAGAAAAAATGTGCAATAATATAGCTGATGAGACAGGATCTACATTTGTTAAGTTTGAAGAAAAAATCAAATTACTTGAAAATCAAATCTCTGAGCTAGAAGAAAAACTTAATTCGAAGTAG